TGGCGCTCTTGATATTCTGTAAATAACAAGAGAATCTTCAATCATTCTTAATTGATTAACAGGTTTAATTGCTTTATGTAAATGTGAAAGAACTCTACCAGAGTTTTGGTCTATTAATCCAGATGTACAATATGCGATTGAATCGCTAGCGATTTGAATACCAGAAGTATTGAGACCTTGTTGCATTCCTTTTTCATTATATACATAAAATTCATCTATATTTTTTACTAAATCTAATCCAGTTTTAGGGTCTTTCTTTCTATTAACTTGTCTTACTTTTTTAATTTTCCGAGGGTCGATATATCTTAATTCTTTGATACCCAATTTCGGATTTTCTTTATCTATTATCATATGATAATAACATCTTCCGTCAACATACCATCTTCTAAAAACATCATGTCCTTTCTTTTGAAAATGCAAAAGACTTAAAATATTATTGAATTCGTCTCTTATTTTTCTTTTGATATTTTCTGGAACAGGTACGTTTTCCAGAATAGGCGAAACGGATTGGTCCGCTTCGTCAGCGACAATCGCTTCGTTAACGATATCTTCTACTGCCATATCACACTCTGCTTGTTGTGCGATATCACGATATCTACGAATTAAATCATCATCTGATTTTGTTTTACCTTCTAAATCTAATACTGATGCAAAATGCCCAGCGCCTGAGACTTCAACTGCCCCATCATCAGGGGATGGAGTGGTGAAACCTTCACCACTGCCTTCTCCTTCTTTAACTCTGGTAATCTTGAACCCAAAGAGTTCTGCCATTGTGTATTACCTGCCTTCTAATTTTCTTACTAGTATTATTTAGTAAGACTAAATTAGAAGTTTACTCCAGATGCTACAAAGTGTTGATATCTCCAAGTAACCTCAAATTCTTCAAGTGCATTTGCAGTCTCATGACTTAATTCAATTGCACCCAAACTTTGTGGCCATAATCCTCTAAAGATATATGTTTTTAACACAGTATCATCCCTATCGAGTTGTTCTACAGTTGCGTCTGTCTGATAATCAGAAACATCAGTAACACCTGTATTTTCTGCAAGGTCATTAATACCATTCATCCATCTTTCAACAGCGTTTCTTACCATAAAGTCAGTATCATTGATGATAGTTGTTGTCCATGCATCAAATTCTGCTCTATCACCTGCCATATAAAGTGTTCTACCTCTAAATGGTACAGGTATCTCACCTATATTTTGTGTTGGTAAGTTAGTTGCTTTAACAAGAAAAGATGTTCTTCTTACATCTAATCCTATTACGATTCCAGATGGTGGCGTTAATGTAACTCTAAACTGATTCGGTCTAGCACCGCCGCCGATTAACTGAGCTTTAAATTCGTCTAATGTTGCCATTGTTCTCTCCTATTAACCACCGACCTCGCTAAATGCGACACCAGTCCTTGTTGCTATGAAATTTAGTGTAATGAAGTTGATTGACCTTGCTGGTTTGATGTATATATCAGCAATAAACTCATTTCTGTCAATGACTTCTCCTGTGTTATTTGACGCATCACAAACTACACTAAAGTCTGTAATTCCTCGTCTACCTTGTACATCTCTTAAAAATGGTTCAACCATATTTCTAAATTGTGCTCTTGTAAATTCATCATTGAATTCAAAAAGTTGATATTTAGAAGCAGTTGAAATTGCTTTTTCAAGAACGATAAACAATCTTCTTACGTTGATTCTATCAAATGCACTTGGTTTTGTTAATGCAGTTTTATCTCCGAATAAATGTACACCCTGTCCAGAAAAATTAACTACTGGATTAATTCGTGCTTTATAAAGAGTATCTCTGTGTGCTTGTTTTGGGTCGTATGCAAGTTTTACTGCACCTCTGATTTGTCCCCTGTTGAATCCAGCAGGTGAGAACCAAGGGTCAGTTACTATATCTGTATTTGCACAAGTCCCAGCAACATCTCCATTTAATGGAACATGTCTATAAACATCATTATATTTGTCGTACATATATTTGTAACCACTATCAAATACTGCGTAAGATGAAGATGGTAATGTATCAAAATATGTTTTAACATTGTCAGTCTGTGTCAATGCAGTTGCTACATTTACAACATCATTCCTTGCTGGCGAGATGAAACAAATACAATCTTTCCTTTTTTCACAAAGGTCGATTAACATTGTACCATATGTGTCACCATCTGTTGCACTATTTGGAGTTGTCCCTGCTAAAATTAGATTAACATCTATAAGTTCAGGGTCTTTAAATCTGTCATATGCGACTGTGTGTTCGCCAATTGTTACTGAATAATCATCAGTACCACTTGAAAGTGCGTTTAAGGTTGGCGAATTTACAGCAGTATATGTTGAAGTTGTATCTGTACCCCAGTTTGAGCCACTTGAATTGTGGTCCGTCCAATAAATCCATTGTGATTGTGCAAAAATTACATCTGGATAGTAATTAGTACCACCCTGTGGTGTTTTTGCAGCTGAGTTTTTAGATAAATGTGCGAAAGTTTCAATAACTGACGCTGTTCGTTGACCGTTTACATCAACATCACTTCCAGTGATATCACCAGTTGTGTCATATACGACTACATGCATTTCATCATTTGACCCACGACTATTTGCAGTTGCCCATGCAGATGTGCCTGGAGCAGTAGAGAATAAATCATACCATCTCCAACGTCTAAGAATATAAGAATCATCTGTAACGGCAGCTTCTAATCCTTTACCATCACCGTGGTCTTTTTGACGAATAGTCAATACAGTACCACTGTTTGCTGTTACTTCATATTCAATGCCTTCATGTCCTGTTACAGCACTAAATGCACTTGAATCAGATGAAGCGTCAGCAGATGAGAAAGATACCAAGTCGCCGACATTAATCGTGCTACCAGCATTACTATCAACAGTTATAGTTGTATCTAATGCAGCTGCAGATGCGTCATTAACTTGATAAGTGTCACCCATATGTTGTTCAAATGCAGTTGCACTTGGACACATTGAAACGCCGACTGAATTACCCCAAGTACCAGCAGTTCTTGCAGCCCATTCGCCGACAGAACCCTGTCCACTTGCATAGTTTTCTTGGTAATGGTCGTCATTCTTAATTAATACAGCAGTACCACTTACACAAGCATTTACAATTGCAGATGTTGGTCTTACAACTCTTAATGCATTTCCATATTTAAGAAAGTTGGCAGCAACGAACCAAGGCTCGAAATTACTACCATTTGGTTTTCCAAAAGTTTGTACAAGTTCTTGTTCAGAACTAATATCTACTACGTCTTCTACTGGTCCTTTATATGCAGGCAATGAAATAGCCGCAATGGAAGTAGAAACAGCAGGAATGACATTAGTTAAATCTATTTCTTTAACTTGTACACCTGGAGAAACTAAAAATCCCATGTTTGTGTCTCCTTTTATTAAAATTTATGATATTATCATAAAAATCTTTTTAGATTTTAATAATATTTATAAAATTGATGTTTCTAAAAAAGATGTTTTATATGTGATAAGACATATAAATAGTTTTATGGGTAATAATCATTACGACAAATATAAAGATACCATTAAAAAAGTTGCGAGAAGAAACTATTATAAGCGTGTTCAGTGGTTAAATGAGTATCTGATTGGTAAATCATGCAAATATTGTAGTGAAAGTGAAACAATATGTCTTAAATTCCACCCACATGATGCGAAAATTAGAAAACTCTCTAAAAGAAAAGGGTTAAATGAATCAAGTAGAGAAGAAATCAAGCAATTATTATCCGAATGTAAAATTGTTTGTTATAATTGTTGGTTAAAAATAGATAATGATTTACTTGAATTTATATAATTAAAAATCATCAGTTGTTCTTATAACAGGTGACCACCGAGTTCCAAAATCATCTACCATTTCACCGACATTTTCTTCTTCTAAACCATCTACGACAAACCCAAATGGCAACATATCACTTTCAAGTTGTTCTGCTGATTCTAAACTTATCTTTTTTCTTAAATCAATATCAGTTAATTCTTTATAAAATTGTTGGGTAGTACACCACGAAAACAATACACCACACATTACCAAATCATCATTACACCCATCATCTGCCGTATATGAACTTCCATGAATAACAAAAGTTGACATTTCATTAATGAAATCATAATCTTGTGTAATAAGTTTATCTGATTCTATCAGAGTTTTAAAATTAGAACAACCAATTTTCTTTACAGATTTTGTTGTTCTTACTCCAAGTTGCGACCTACCAGCTCCACCAAGTCCAGAACCAAGTACCTGTCCAGCACGACCACGCATCATCGCCATTAACATATTATCATATTCTAAATCAAATTGTAATGCATGTGCGACTTGTTCTCCGATATCATTTACTTCCACAAGCACGAATGCTTGGTTATACGCTTTTCCAACATCATATATTTTATTTGGAAACAATAAAGGTTTAATTTCATTATCTCTATATTTCGCAACAACTTTATATGGCAGTTCTGTTATATCAATAACTAAAAATGCAGAATAATCATTTGCAAGTCCTCTTGATACATCTGCAACCAACATATAAGTATGCCCTTTTTCTGGCATTATATGAACATCTAATCCAGCACTTGTTTTAATTGGATTTTTATATGCAAGTCGTCTTAATTTAGACGGCGATATTAAAGTATTTACAGAACCCAAAAATTCACATTCAAATTCTGTTTGGAACTGTGCTTCTGATGTATTCCGTATCGTTTCTTTTTTCCATTTTTCATTTCTACCAGGAATTTCTTTCCAATGAACTTCTATTGGTATATAAGAATTCCTTTTATTTTCCGAATCAATCCACAATTTATAAAACATATTCATACCCCGTGGGGTTGAAACGATAATCACTTTTGTATCTTTACCAGCAGATATTGTAGGATAAACAGAACTAAAAAATTGTTCTGCGATATTACTTGGAACATATGCAAACTCATCTAAGAAGATAATATTATAACTACCACCCCTTACTGCACTAGCACTTGTAGAAGCGGCAAGTATTTTCGAACCATTTTCTAATTCAAGAGAACCTTTATTCCATTGTAACACACCTTGTTGTAACCACTTAGGTAAATTTTCATATGCAAGTTGTAATCTCCCGAGGATATCTCTTGCAGTTGCAGCTTTGTTTGCGAGAATAGCAACATTAACAGTTGAATTAAATAAAACATAGTATAACAAATAAGCTATTATGGTCGTAGATTTTCCAGATTGTCTTGGGAGTTTACAAATACTAAAACGATTCTTATGAAAAGTTTTAATCATTTTCTTTTGAAACTTATACATCTTGAAAGGTATTAAACCTTCATCAAGAGATATGATTCTAATATATTGTTCAATAAAATAAAGTGGGTCTTTCATACACTTAGTGTATTCTTTAACCGTTTCTGGTGTCCAGTTTATTTTTGTATTGGCAGCTTTTAAGTTGGGATTGCCAAGATAAGTTTTATTTGTCGCCATTTTTCAGTTGCTCTATATCTTTTTTATTCGCAGTAATTTTTTCATTTTGCAACATATCAATCATGTCTTGTAATTTTTTTGCTTTTTCTACTTTGGTATCTAAATGCAAATCGGGATTAATCACTTTTTCTAATTTTAAATATGCAATTCTTTCGTTTGGAACATATCTCCATATTAAACCACTATCAGAATATACACTGAATACTGTTTCTCTTGCACCAATCTTTACAATCATTCCCTGTGTGCCATCAAGAATAATTTCATCGCCTTCATTAAAAGCAGGATTCCATTTAAATTGCAATCCTTTTGCTAAAGATGTCGCCCAATCTTTAAACATAATCGCAATGATAGCACTAAGTAAAATGCCAACCCATGGCAATAAAAACCTAGTCAGTTCCGCTGTCTGTGCTTCTAATGTCGGCATCGGTGGAAACATCTTTTTCAATTCTCCCTTTTCCAGTTAACGCTTTTTGTAATTCAGCAGTTGAACCAACGAACAATGCATTGGTTACACTTTTTGGTGCGTTGTTTGGAACTTGTTTTAATTTTTTCATATCATTTTGAAGTTGCATTAATTTTTCTGTTACTTCAGCAACATTTTTAATTAATTGTCCAGCAACTTCATATGTTCTTGGATGTTCTGATTCTTTTGCAAGAGTAAGAATACCTTCAATCGCATCTTGACCTCTTTCAATTAGGTTATAGAAATTTTCACGACTATACTTGTAGTCAATTTCTTTTTCATCATCACCAGATGGTCGGGGAATAATTTTCTTTTCTTCGTTTTTTATATCCTCAACGATATCCAATGCTTCATTTATTTTTTCATCAATACTCATAATACTATCCTACAGAAGTATTTATTCGTCTGAACCTGTAGTTGGATTATAATCTTTCGCATCTTGATAGAAAGATGATGTTTCATTAAATCCAAAATCATCATCTGCATCTGCAGATGTTGGGTCAGGTGTAACTGTATATCTCTGTTCTCTTGTAGGAGATTTATCAGGCATATCTGCGTATTGGTCGACTTGCACAGTTTTGATAATACTTGTTGAAGTAACTGGTCCGTATAGATAAAATTTCAATGTGAAAGCAAGATTATATAATATAGAACGTCTTGAAGCATAATCGCCTTCATAACTATCTTCATAACTAATACTATTTAATATAATAGGAATATCTCTTTTAGAATCCATTGCAACATTATCATTAATTGTTACAGTATAATCTGGTTGAAAATATGGAAGTATTTGTTCTAATATTTGTAACCCATCATCACTATTTTTTGACATGATAGATAATGCAAATTCCAAATTATAAGGAACAGGCATATATTGAGTTTCTAATTGTTTATTACTACCACTTTTAACTTTTTTAAATTTTTGAACACGATTTAATTTTCGTGTAGGGTCATAAGTTAATCCAGTTATTTCAAAACCGATACGAGGCAAAGTTATTGCGACTTTATTATCTAAAGTTGAGTCCTGTCTAAGTCTCGCAAGAAATTTTTGTTTCGGTCCATATGCGAGTGGAACTTTCATAGTTTGTGTAATAACACCAGCATTGTTCTTACGAACTAAGTGAATGTCATTAAACATACTTCCGAAAGCTACTACTAATTTTCTAATTGTTTCGTGATAGAATTGTGATTGTCCTAACATGATTTATAACTCCTATAATCCACCTTCTGAGAATGGATTTGATTCAGAAAAATCAAAAATGGTATCATCAAGTACATCAAGATATTCATTTTGTGCTTTATAATCTGAACTTTGGTCTCCTACTATATAATCCTCTTTAACTATATAGTGTTTTGTTCCTAGCAAATCTTTTATTTTCGCTGTGGTTTGACTTGTTTGCCCAGTAAAAGTTTCACCATCTGTAAATTCTGTTGCAGTAATTAAAGTATATGCCATTGGGTCTAATGTATCCAACACATATGCGATAGCACCAGAACTTGCACCGACAATTCTTTCACCAACTGTGAATGATAAACCAAAATTATTATAGAAATCAATTCTTGATTGTTCGGTATCTTCTGCGAGTATTGCACCAGATAAGTATTCAGTTTCACCAATGATATCACTATCAGCATTTGTACTAGAACCATCTGTTCCGTCTAATATTAAATTCTCTCCACCAGCAGAACTTTCCAGTTGGAAACTTTCTGTATATGAACCAGATTGTTCCATTGAAACTTGATACTGCATTGAATCTCTTGTAAATGTTGTTTCTACTGCATCTATTTCTGCTATATCAGTATCAATAATTTCACTTGAATATTCAAATGTTCTACAACTTAATCTGTATGTAGGTCTATTTTGTACTTGATAGAATGGGTCGTCATGGTCAACAAATGTTATTTCAAACATTTTATTTACTTTAGGGAAGTAAATTAAATCGCCTTCGTTTGGTCTTGACGAAACTATAAGGTTGGAATCAATCCCAACTAATTCTTCAAATCTTCTTCTTGCAACGGTAAAGGAACATTCTTCTCTCATTTCCAAACCGAATTTGCCCATTAATTCTTTTTCGCCACCAAAACCTTCAACTTCATTAAATGTCATTTCAATTAAATAAGCATCATCAAATTTAGAAAGACTATCTTCATAAAAAAGACTATCTTCTTTTACAAGTGTTCTTGGTAAATAATATACTTCTTGACCTTGAATCTTTATTTGTTCAATAGCGATTGCTTCATAAAGGTCTTGTTCTGATTGAGTTCCAGTATCAAAGTATACATTTGTTGGCATTTATCTATCCTATTTGAACCATTGGTGGTACATCATATGCTAATTTTATTTCTTCCTGAAGTTTTTCTAGTTCTTCTTTCGCTTCGGTAAGAATAGTCTCACCATTAATTTCAACACCACCTAACATTTGCATACCTCGAAATTTAAGTAGATTATTCCCCCATTGTTTTTTTACCAAGGCGATTGCATATCTTTTGAAATACATATCATTCCATATTGAAGTATAAGTTGTCGGGTCAAGTTGTCTATATGCTTCTATAATTAAATATTCACCAGCAGCAATATCATTTGTCCAATCCATATCTATATACAATCTGTTTTGATGTTGATTATGTCTTAGGGGAATTTCTCCCACTAACATTTGATTTAAAAAAGATAAATGTTGCATTGTCATTTTATAGTGCATGACAGATGTAGAAGAAAAATCATATAAATCATTTAATCTCAATTGATATCTCACATCAAATAAATTATTTGTTGAACTGTCATCAAAAGGAAAAACTCTAACGACTGATAAAACTGTATCTGGAACAGGTATCCAACCTTTTTGTTCTACCCAATCGGCAGTTGTTGAACCATCTTTATCATCTGTTGCAGTTGCAGCAGTATCGTTTGCTTGTCCCCTTGTTAAATCTGCGGCTGTTATTACGTGTTTAAGAAAAACTCTTTCTACACCATTATAGTGCATTTCTTGAAAATATTGAAGCGCTTCTTCAACTCTATCGTCTAATTGGTCATCATCAACATTAATTTCGATAACAGGTTGACCTAATGACCTTAAACAATAATTTTTGAATGTTGCTTTTGTTGTTGGTGTTGCCATTTACTTCTTCCTTTGTTTATATTTATAAAGAAGATGGGTTAGTAAACGACTAAGAAGTGTTCGCTAACTTCATCAAAAGAGATTTAATTTCACCCATTTCATTCTTTAATTCGTTTATTTCTCGTGTAGCTTCCCTGATTTCATCTCTTTGTCTTTGTGCATCTCTTGCTCGTTTAATTGCAGTTTCGTATGCACTTCTATTTGTATTTACGATTCCACTAGAATGAACATCTCTTGCTAAATCTGATTTATCTTTTACTGGTATTCTTCCACTCATAATTTTATGTTGCTAGTGCCATTGCCCTTAAATCTTTTATTCTTGGTATTTCAGCACAATTTGTTCCTTGCATTTTAATCTTAATCGCAAATGAAATAAATTCATCTAACGCACTTCCCGTACCATCATCTTTTTTACCTGCAGTATATTGATATTCAGTAAAGTCATCTTTCGTAGTATTTGCAGTTACAGTGCTATCAGTAGTTCCTGTACTATTGAAATATACCCAACCCAAGTCATCAAAGTTAGATGCGTCATCTGACCTTAGAATTTTATACATAACTTTAATATCAGCAGTAGAAGGTTTATGTGCATCAAGGATAACTCTCAACGCAGTAGCAGGAGTATCTAATCCAACCTTTCTAGTCATATAAACTGTTTCACCACTATCGCCTTCTGCTTCGACTGCATCAACATAATCGCCTGTTGGATAAACATCAGATGAACTATCTACATTTGTCATTCTATTCGCAACACAAACAATTGTCTTTTGGTCTAAATCAACATATGGAGAAACATACTCACTTGTACTATTTAATACAAAATCTAACGATAATGATTTAACAGCAGACATTTCATTTGTTTCATTGATACCAGATGCAATAATTTTTGGAACATCAAAATCATAATTTTCATTTAAATCAAACGCTACACCTGTACTTGCTTTACTAAATGAACTTTGACTTCCATCTGGACTTGTTCCAGATGTAGATTTAATAGTTGAAGCTAATGTTGTTTCTGAAAATCCTAATGTTGGTATTAATACTTTAAAAGTATCAAACAATGCATTTTGTGTTGTAGTTACAGAACTACCACCAAATGTTCCAGCAGTTTCAGCTGAAAGTGTGGTTGAAACTGTATAAGAATCAATCCCCACATTCGCAACTGCAGTATGTGTTTTATTAATTTCATCTAATATTAATCCATTGAATTGATAGAACTCAACCGTTGCGCCATCATCATGAGCAGCTGCAGTTGTACTTCTTGAACCCCTTACTACACCAGTAAGTGTCTTGGTAGAAACACCTGTATATAAAATAATTTCATCATCAATCTTAATATAATAATTTGATGAAATCGCATTATAAACTCCACTTGAATCTGTAAAGTTTGTTACAGCATCCATAACAGGACTTGTGGTACTATCATTAATCGCACCATTTAATGTTGTTGATAATCCACTCGATACACCAGCAATAGTTACATTGTTTGATGTTGAATACATTTGATGGTCTGTTTGTCTAACTTTAACAAGAGCAGTTGAAGCAAAACTTTCAATAGGATTCGCATTTAAAGTTTGTGTTGATAATGCATCATTATTTAATGTTAAAGTACCATTTGTTCCAGTTGTGAATGATGCTCTATATAAAGTAAATTTTAAATCTTCAAAATCAAAGGCACTCCAAGTAGAATTGTTTTGTGATTTAAATAATACACCAAGATATGGTTGGTCGTTTATAAATCTTCCAGCAGTTACATCTGTTTCTCCCATTCGAGAAATCCAAACATTATAATCCTGTGAATCTGACATTAATACCATAGCATATTCTACATTAGGTGCAATATAAATTGGTGAATCAAAAGTAAATGTTGTTGCAGTAGCAGCTGTACTTGCATCAATATTTACTGAAGATGGATTTAATGTTACACTACCAAGTGGTAAAACATTTCTTGTTGGAAATCCATTATCCATCTCTCTTATTTGTAATGTTACTGGAATTGTAGAATCTTTTGCAGAAAAATATACATCTATTTTTGTTATAAATTCTCCAGTAGTGCTTTCAGATATAAATGATTGTGCTAATGGGTCTTGATAACCAGTGATTATCGCACCTGTACCATCTGTACCCATACCAAATGGAGTATAATATTCCCTTCTACTAGTAACACTTTCCGAAACATCATTGGTAATAATTCGACCATTTCTAGTTCCGATAACATCTCTTTCTCTTGTTTCTAATATTCCAGTTGCAACATAATTTACTTGTGCAAAAGTTTCTATATCAGATGATATCTCATTTGTGGAACTTGATGTTAATCTAAAATTAATAGTACCAGTTTGCCATGTAGGATTACCAGATACAGTTGGACTTGGAATAGCAAATACTCCACCTACTGCACCATTGGCATCTGTTGTTAAAGTTCCACCCAATGCACCACCAGTCGGTGTTACATACGAAGTTACAAGTTCTTTATCAAAATAAGGATAAACTTTCGTATTAGGTTTCATACCAGTTGCACTAAATGTTACATTTCTTGCACGAACAAATGGAACTAACGCAGATGAAAGCACTCTATCATTTACTACTTGTATATTATCAATTTGTTCAACAACTTGTGTGTTTATTCCTGTTCTTGTTTGTTGACCTGACTCTTGTACTACATCTAAAAATGGTACTCCACCACCACCGATACTACCAGTTCTTATACCAATTACTTGGGTTACCCCACTCCATTGTGTTTCCCATGCATTCCATATTGTTCCAATCGCATTTTGGTTTTCTGCAAGAACGGTATCAAAGTTTCCTTCACCTGTAAATGTAACAACATCTGGATTATATTGTGTTTCAAACCA